TCACAGCGTTGCCTAAATTAAAGTTTAAATTTTGGTCTTCTATAAAATCTATTACTTCAATCCTCCCAGTATTGTAATGGCTTGGGTGATTTACTTTTTCTTCAAATGCTGAATCGTTCATAGTTTACTTTTTAATCTCCTCTTGTTATTTTAAAAAATTCATGTATAAAATCCGACATATCCAAATATGCCATTATAGGCTGCCAATATTTGTATTGATTAAACCTTGTTACATAAAAATATTCTGATTCCATCCCTCGAATACCTTTCTGTAATAAATTCTCATCATTTAAGTCTTCATATCCTAATTCGGAAATAAGATGGACAACTTCTTCATTTTCTTTTTCACTCCATTGAATGGAATTTTTAAATTCAGAAGGCTGTGGAATAACTTTAAATTTCATAAATGTTACTTGTTCCGAATATATGATTTCCACTTCAAAGAAATGTCCATCGGAATTAAATCTCCTCCCAAAATGGTCTATAAATACTTGAGCGTAATCACTCAAAACATTTGATTGATAAGGAAGATGTTCTTCACTTATTAAAAGGTCTGTGTTTCTTGTTATTTTAGACAATAATTCCACCTGTTCATCTGTCAGAGGTTCGAAATTATCCCATTTGTTACCTAAATAATCTACAAACTGACCTTCAGGATTCACATCCTTTAATTTACATATGTTAGAATCTTCCTCGTCACGGTTGTTAAATTTACCCCACCTTCCTATATGTTCTTTATAGTTTATAGGTTCTGTAACGCCAATTCTCATGTTTTTTTTGTATTATGTAATAATGTTATATATTCAACCGTTTCTCTTTCATAGTCGCTGTCTTCAGGGTGATATTCAGCTTCATTATACCATTCTTCATAGCATTTTTCATCAAAATACATGTTTAATACAGGGACATAAATTCCTTGTTTTGGTATTTTATTGCAATATTCACAAACAGCAAGAGAATTAAAAACTCCACTACATTGCTGCATATTCATTGGGATAATAATAAATCCCTTTTCTGTTTTTTGTGGTCTTAACTCCATAATTTACTTATTTAAATGTTCAAATCTTAATCCTCTTGCGTAGGATTGGAGGTTTATTTTTTTGTGATGTGGGTTTATAATGCTGTCAAAACTATCATCCTGCCACTGGAAGATGAGGTTTTTGGGTAAGTCGTTGTCTATATCGTAGATTACATCTCTCGTTGTGAATAGATAGTCTCCAAAGCCCAAAAGCCCTGTTAAATCATTTCCTACGGCAAACTCAAAGAACACCTCGTGTTTTTCCTCAAACAATCTAATGTATTCTTTTAGGATGCTATCTAATTTGTTTCTCAGTTTCATATTCAATCATTTTATCTAATAAATTCCATATAGGCTCCACCACATATTCATCAGGCTTCACTCCCCACTCTATTAATAAACCATTCAAGATATATTTCTCTTCTCTACTAAATAATTCATGAAAAGCATTTAATTCGTCTATGCCATCTAATGGAGACTGCCATAAAACTATCTTATCGGTATTGTCCCTAAGGACTTTTAGTAATTCTACAATAGGTTTTATTTTTATTTCATTCATAATCCTAAAACTTTTATTTGTTCCTCCGTGAGTAATTCGAAATGCTTATAAAATATATTATCTGAAGTTTTAAACGCATATTCGTTTTCTTTAACATATAGAGTTAATTTTGAAATTACTATATCACGGTCAAAAGTATTCCTGAATATACCCCATTTATAAAGACAGTCTTCAAAAGGTAATTTATCTTCTTGACAAAACCCCACTAATTGATAAGTTCTTGTTGAAAGGGTTTTAAAATTACCGCCTTTTAACACTCCATCTATACTATATTCTAATAAAGGTAAACTTTTTTGCCTGTGATGAAACTTGACTTTAATTGGATATTCATAGCAGTCTTCTTTTCTCTCTACAACTTTCCCCCAACCATAGGTAGTATCATATACCTCTTGATTTAATTTAAATTTTTGCGTTTTCATAGCTCTAAAATTTTAATCTGTTTTTCTGTTAGTGGTTCAAAGTTTGTATAATATCCTCCCGTTTCTTCACATGCGAAAGGGAAACCTTCTATATCATTTTCGTTATAATCACTCAAATGACCTATAACTGTATTTTGTATTCCAACATCTTTAATCACAGCCCAAAACTTGCCCCACTTTCCTAAATACTCTTCATAGTTTATAGGCTTTTCTTGGCTAAATCCTTGCAGAGTATACTCCGTGAAAGAAAGTGTTTTTGTCGCTAAATACTTTGTAAAGTGTTCAAGTTCTTCGCTGGAATCAAACCTTACAACGCAGACAGTGTAATTGTCATCTACTTCTTCCCAATTATCGCTGTATGTGTGCACAATCTCTCCCCAGCCTTTGAGATAGTGAAAAACTCTATCTCCTTTTTCAAATGTTTGTTTTTTCATTTCTATAAATTTCAATTAACCTTTTTAATAATTCTATTTTTGCTTCTTCATAAGTATTACTGCTAAACATTGTAACTATATCTGTGTCTGCATTTCTAATTTCACAAGAAAAGAAAATGTCATTTTCAATAAAATCCTTTGTAAGAATAATACTATGAAATAAACCTTTTTTCCTGAACCAAGCAAATACTTGCTCGTAGGTTGGAATTGGATAACTATCAGTCACTTTTTTATCCCCATATATTACACCATTAAGATGCGCTTCATGGTCATTACATTTAATTAGGAATTTGCCAAATGACAAAGGTATTTCTCCAATGACCTCTTCGTTAAAAGAAAAGAAACATGGTTTATCAAAACCTATCTCATTAAGTTCCTTCGCTATTTCTACAGGAACTAAAAATTCTTCGTGTTTTGTCATAATAATGGTTTTGCTGTTTCTATTAAATCTCTAAAATTTTCTAAAAATTCATCTCTAAGTTTTTGTGTTTTGAACGACAATAAAGTCCTCGCATTAGTACAATGAGTTTTAGTAATATCATCTCCCCAATAATATAAAATATATTTTACATAACTATCTTCCCAATCAGGTTTCCACCCATCGTTATATCTATCCCTTAACTGACATAATTGAGCAAGTGCTAAACATGCTTCTGCTTCTGCTCTTGTGGGGAAAACATTTTTAGTCTCCTCTTTAGCAAAACAACCCTTGAATACCTCTACTTTACTGTTACTATCTACATAACAACCGCTAACTCCCATTAAATCTTCCCATCTCTTAGGCAATTCCCTTTCAATCCTCTTAAAAACTATTTTTTCAAAAGTTGATTTTTCTTTGTCAATTTCATAGCCTTCTGGCACTTGTATTCTTAATTCTTTTGTTTCCATTTTATTTATCTTCAATGTTACTATTTAGTAAGTTACTTGTTTGGAAGCCTTATTCTATCCATTCTATTTGATATTCAAAATAATCTGCCCCCTTGTGATAGCTGATTTGTTCGGACAACCAATCCCACGCCTCTTCAAATCCAATGTTCGGATTGTCATTACTTAAAGTTTTTCCTTCATTGAACAATTCTACCAACTGTTCCCTTATTTGTTTCGTTGCTTCCACATCTTTGAAATTTAAAGTGAAAGCTACTTGTACGGATAGTTCTCCTATTGTTTTCATATTCAGTTATTTATATTTATTTTATTTAACACATTTCTAACAATCTATCTAACATTTTTACTTCTTATATTTTAGATTCCTAATAAACTCTTCCAGCATATCAAACTGCTTGGCGTTGAGCTGAGGCATAATTTTCACGATGTTTTCCATTTTCTTCTCCCATACCTGCCTTACTAAATCATCTTCTTCGTTTTTCACAGCACTTTCATACATGCTGTTATTCATGAATATAACCGCCTTTCTTAAGTCCTCGACAAAGGGATATCCATTTAACATCTTCATCTCTTCCAGTGCATCTACCAACTCAATCTGCAAGGCTACCGTGCAATAGAACTGCGACATGATGGATTTTAATTTTACATGCTCTTCAATCGTAAGGCTTTCAATTCTTCTTGTTCTTACTTTCTTTTCGTATTTAGCTTCTTTTTTCAAGAGTTTTTTATGGTATTCCGTAAGGTGTTGTCCTGCTGTATTCATGCTAAATGTTTGTTTACTTGTTCTTTACTTGGTTTATTTTTTATCTCTTTTTTGAATTGCTTGTAAGGATTCGCTTTGCAACTGTATAGGAACAGCACTAGCGCTATAAGTTTTACTATTTTCATATTGCTCTAATTTTTCGGTTAATTCCTCTATTCGGTCTTCCAACATCTTAATATCGCTGCTCCATGCTATAATCACAATGGCGATTGATAAGATTAGAATTAAAACTATTACTATCATTTCTTGTGTTTCTTTCTTTTTTTATAATTGCTTGTTATTTCATTGAAAATCTCCTCGTTCCATTCGTAAGCCTTTGCAGAACCCAAGATAACCTCCTTTACTCGGCTTCGGTATTCCTTATCCAGCCTTGTGAAATAAGAGCCCGTTCTCTCCAAGAATTTCTGTCGCAAATCCTTCACTTTAAGGTATCCCTCTGGAACATGGATTTCATTCCCTTTGGGTGTGTGTATGCTGTAATCTTTCGGCTTGTATGCTGATTTGTCTATCTGCTCCTTTTTTGCTTTGATTACTTCCTTTTCTCGCTCCCAAGAGGGCGAATATCCCATCGGAACAACTTTTACCTTTCGGTTTAATTCTTTGGCTTTTTCAAGTGTTTTTTTAGCCTTTGTTAATTCCTCTATATTAGGTTTCACTATATCCGTGTTCATCTTGATTTTGTTTGTTTTTATATCTTTTTCTTTGCTCTTTTCTCTGCTCCTCATAGACTTTTATAAGGGCGTTGATATCTTTGCTTTTAGCGACCTTTTCAATTACTTTCATAGGGTCTTTTTTGAGTTCTTCCAGTGTCATAATCTCATCTT